CAAGGTCAATTAGCTATTGAGAAGCAAAAAGCAGACGCACAATTACAACAAGAACAAGTTAGATCACAAAATGATGTTATAATTGAACGTGAAAAGATAGCATCTCAAGCTGAGTTAGAACGCTTTAAAGCACAACTAAGAGCAGAAACAGATCTAGCTATCGCACAAATTAAAGCACAGTCAGGAATGATATATGGCGGATAAGTCATTAGAAGAAGTTAAACGTGGTGAACAAGCAACACAGATATTAGATAACCCTCTATACAAAGAAGCTATGGATAAGGTTCGTGAAAGTCTTATTGCTAGTATGGCTAACAGTCCACTAGGTGATGAGAAGACCCATAACAAATTAGTTATTGCACTACAATTATTAAACCAAATAAACAAGCAACTTACTGACGTGATGCACACAGGTAAGTTAGCAGCTATACAAACGGATAAACCAAGATTTAAAGTATTTGGTTAGTTTCATTCAGAAGTAGTTTTCCAGTATTTTGAATGAAAACCGTTTTGACAGGCAAAGAATTTAGGTAAGGACAAGCCTACTTAGGACTCTTAGGAGTCTTTTTTATTGTCTAATTTTAAGGAAATAAAACTATGAGTGACCAAGTCCCAGAACAGTCACCACAAAGCCGATTAGAGGCTATGCTAGGTGATAGTATTGAATCAGATGTAATTACACCTGAAGTTCAAGAAGAAGAGAAAGAACAACCACCACTAGAAGCTGAGGCTGAAGCTACTGAAGAAGTAGAATCAGAAGAAGCAACAGAAGAGCCAGATGAAGAGGTTGAGGAAGAAGAACAGTCGCAAGATGAAGTTCCAGCTATCCTTAAACTTAAAGTCAATGGTGAAGATGTTGAGAAGCCACTAGACGAAGTCGTAGCATTAGCACAACAAGGCTTAGACTACACGCAAAAGACACAACAAGTAGCAGAACAACGTAAAGAGCTAGAAGCCTATGCTGAGAGTATAAAAGCTCAAGAGCAAGCCTTTCAAGAGCAAATGCAACTTAACAATGTCTTAATTGAAGATGTAGCAAAAATCACATCATTAGACCAACAATTAAACCAATATGCAAACGTGAATTGGCAACAATTGTCTGATAATGACTTTGTGGAAGCACAAAAACTTTTCTTTACATACAACCAACTACAGCAAGAACGTAGTCAACTTGTTTCACAGTTTGAAGCCAAAAAGCAACAAGTCGTTCAGAAGCAAACGCAATTGATGTCTGAGAAGATAGCAAAAGGAAAAGAAATTCTAGCAAAAGAGATACCAAATTGGAGTCCTGAGACTAACCAAGCATTGTTATCTACTGGCAAGGATTATGGTTTTTCAGATGCAGAACTCAATTCAATTGTTGACCCTCGTCACGTAAAGGTATTGCATGACGCTATGCAATGGCGAAAACTTCAACAGAATTCTACTGTAAAGAAAAAAGTATCAAGTGCTAAGCCAGTAGTGAAACCTGGTTCTAAAGATACTAAAGCGGAAGCTAACTCTAACCACCGTCAATTACGTGAGTCATTACGTAAAACAGGTAAGTCAGATGCAGCTCAAAAACTTATAGAAAACATGCTTTAATTTACAAAGGAAACCATAATCATGGCAACATCAGCAACCAATAGTTATACCGGTAAAGGTATAGCAGAGTCATTTGAAGATATCATTTTTGATATTTCTCCAGAAGACACACCATTGTTATCAATGGCAAAAAGAATGTCAGCAGGTCAAACTTACCATCAATGGCAAACAGACGCTTTAGCAGCAGCAGCTACTAACGCTTCAGTTGAAGGTGATGACGCTTCATTCTCAACATTAGCAGCAACAACAGTATTAGGCAACTATACTCAAATCTCACGCAAAACAGTTCAAATTTCAAACACATATGACGTAGTACGTAAGTATGGTCGTAAGTCTGAAGTTGCTTACCAACTTATGAAAGCTGGTAAAGAAATGAAACGTGACATGGAGTATGCTTTAGTACGTAACCAAGCATCATCAGCAGGTGGACCAGCAACAGCTCGTACATCAGCAGGTGCAGAATCTTGGATTACTAACCGAGTATTAGCTACAGGTTCTACAGCAGGTACAACACCTGGCTTCGTAAACGGTACAGTAGCAGCTCCTACAGACGGTACTTCAGTAACATTCATTGAAGCAGACTTAAAGTCAGCTTTACAATTAGCTTGGACAGACGGTGGCGAGCCATCAACAATTCTTATGTCAGCTACTAACAAGTCACGTTTCTCTGGCTTTGCTGGTATTGCTACTAAGTTTGTAGACGTACAAGTTAAAGCACAGGCTTCAATTACTGGTGCAGCAGACGTTTACGTTTCTGACTTCGGTAATCATACTGTGAAACTTGACCGTTTCATGCGTGACCAAGCAGTTCTATGTATTGACCCAGGCTATGTTGGTTTAGCTTCACTACGTCCTTTAAGCAAAGAAGAACTTGCTAAGACTGGTGACTCAACAAAATGGCTCTTAACAGCAGAGTACGCACTTGTGGTTCAAAACCCAGATGCACATGCTAAGATTCAAAACGTAGGTGCTTAGTAATTAGATGTGATATAATAGAGGGAATTAATTTTCCCTCTGTTGTATTTTTTATATGATACTTTCAACATTTGAAAACAATAATAAGTCTGCTAATGTATGCAAGATAGCAGGTGAATACGAAGTTATGTTTTATAAAGACAATTCATACTTAAACAATCAAGTAGCATTAACAGAACAACAAGCTAAAAATATAGCTAAAGATTGGGTATTAAATGCCGATATTATTTGACCACAATAGCGTAACAGGTGTAAGTCAGTACTTTGACTATGACCCAGCTAAAGATACATACTACCTAACCTCTACTCAAGACTTGAGTGGCATGTTAGACAAGATTAAAGAAGCAAGAGATAACCCTGCAATATGGGATAAAGGTGTTAAAGAAGAATGGGCGCACTTTGCTAGTATTCCACCTGTAGTGGAAATGCAGTTAAAGCAAAAGGGTATAGATATGTATAACCCTGACCACACTAAAGCTCTTGTAAAAGAAATAAACGAAAACTATCCATATCTTAAACTAACAACAAAGAATGGCTAAAGCTCAACTAAAAGTATTGCGTGTCAAAGAAGATGGCGATACATGGCATATAGACGTAGATACGAATGAAGAAGGTCGTAGAGTTCTTATGCAAGCTGGTATAGATGTAGCCTTAAAGAATATGGTAGAAGATAATATAAATAAACTATCATGGTGGCAACGCTTTAAATACGCTTGGAAACATGCTAAGTGATAGTGTATGGAGCTAAACGTGTAGGCGGTAAGTTATTACTACGCAGATGGTTTAAGAAAAGAACTTCAGATAAACATAAACGACTTGACCAAGACATGACAAGGTTAAGAAAAAAATGGTGGCACTTTAAGACTAGATGGACTTAAACGAAATAAAAAATATACAGTTAGCCATACATGACCTTATCAATCAGGAAAAGTATGACGAAGCATTACCACTTATATATTCTGTATTAGAAGAATATCCTAATGACGCTGCTACACTAAACTTCTTAGGTTATATCTGGCTAATGGGCGATAAGCCTGCATTTGCATATCAGTTCTTCCGTAGAGCATTACAAGAGATGCCAGGCAATAAAGCTATATGGACATCACTAGGTCGTGCAGCACATGAACTAAACATGTATGAAGATGCTCTAAAGTATTTCTTAAAGTCAGCAGAATTAGACCCTACATACGCATTAGCTTATTCTAATGCAGCAGCAACGCTAGTACAAACATCTAAATGGGATGATGCAGAGAAAGCCTGTAAGATGGCTTTAGAATGTAACCCTAACGACTTACATGGTCAACTAAACCTAGCACACACTTACCTAGCTAAAGGTGAATGGGATAAAGGTTGGGCAGAATGGCATAAGTCACTAGGTGGTAAGTTCCGTAAAGAATGGGTATATGGTGACGAAGTAAGATGGGATGGCACTAAAGACAAAACACTTATTATCTATGGCGAACAAGGTCTAGGTGATGAGATATTCTATGGTAGCTGTATTCCTGACGCTATCAAAGATAGTAAACAAGTCTACATAGACTGTGACCCAAGATTAGAAGGATTATTTAAACGTAGCTTTCCAGAAGCAGAAGTGCATGGCACTCGTAAAGAAGATAGCCCTGAATGGTTAGCAGATAAGAAGTTTGACTATAGATGTGCCATAGGTGGTTTACCACAGTTCTTTAGACATACCAATAAAGACTTTCCTGGCACACCTTATCTAAAAGCTGACCCTGAAAGACGCATTATGTGGCGTGGGTTATTTGACTCATGGGGTAAGAAAGTAATAGGTCTTACGACTAAAGGTGGTATTAAACATACTAACGCTAAAGGTCGTGAACTAACACAGGAAGACATAGAACCATTATTAAAACTCAAAGATTATGTAATAGTCAGTTTAGATTATAGCGTAGAACGCAAATTAGACGGTGTTAAATACTTTGACTTTGCAACAAGCGCAAAAGACTATGATGATACAGCAGCGTTAATAGCTGAATGTGATTTAGTATTAGGTGTAAATACGACTGCTCAACATTGTGCAGCAGCTATGGGAGTAAAGACATGGTGTCTAGTTCCTACATGGCATCAATGGCGTTATGCTCAACCTAGCATGCCTTGGTATCGTCACATGAGAATTATTTACCAAGACAATGATACTTGGAAAGAAGTTATCAATAAGGTAGCTAAACAGTTAAATGGGACTTGGTGATTGGTTAATGGCATCAGGTGATGCTAAAGAAGCTAACGAAAGAACCGGTAAAAAGGTTAAGCTAGGTGATGGCGTTAGAATGTCATGGGATGGTCAAGTATTTGCTAACAATCCTAGAATGGCTAGTAACTCTGATACAGACGTAGTATGGGTTAAAAACTATCAAGGTCATAGACCATATCTCAAAGGTACTAAGAATGGTCGGTTATTATTTAATGATGACTATAAGCCTAGAGTAGGTGAAGTTTACTTTAACCAACTAGAAAAGAAAAACATAGATAAGATAGATAAGGACTACATAGTTGTAGAACCTAATGTTAAAAGAGTCTATGCACACACAGTTAATAAAGCATGGCATGGTTGGGAAGAGTTATTTAAACATGACTTACCATGGCTACAGTTAGGTGATGTTACTGTAAAACGATATACAAAGTGGAAAGAAACCACAACCTTTAGAGAAGCATTGCAAGTATTAAGTAAAGCAAAGTTATTTGTAGGCACAGATGGTGGTTTACATCATGCAGCAGCAGCATTAGGCATACCTTCCGTAGTGATATGGACAGGTTTTACTTCACCGAGGCACTTAGGATATGACACCCATAGAAATATACATGACGGTTCAGAGCCATGTGGGACTTATGATAGCGTATGTCAACATTGCTTTCTAAAAAGCAAAGCAATAACCGTAGAACAGGTTTTAGATGCAGTTAATACTGAGTGGCATAGAACGCAGAGATAACGTCTTAAAACGCTTGCAAAAGCATTGTAAGGGCATTTTAACAAGACAATGGGATGGTAAGTCTATTCCAGTCATAGTAGGTAATTTACATGGCGCAGATAAAATACAAATAGCCTGTAGAGAACAAAACATACCCTATATTCTGATAGACCATGGCTACTTTCACAGGTCATCTGACTTAGAATGGGCTAGATTCTGTGTAAATAACTACCATTGCACAGATTGGCGTGTATCAGATAGAGAAACACCTAAGGTTCACGAGTATCGTAGTGGTGAAAACGTAGTTGTGCTACCTCCAGCAGAGAAGATAACTTATATTTACCAAACTTCTAATTGGTTAGATACAACAGTAGAAGAGATTAGAAAGTATACAGAGAGAAAGATTGTCATTAAGCGTAAAGGCGAAGGTGACTTTAAACAAACATTAGAAAAAGCTCATGTCATTGTGAGTTTTGGTAGTGTCGCAGATGTAGAAGCACTTATTCGTGGTGTGCCTGTCATAGGTTCACCTTATAGCCCTGCAAACCCTGTATCCAATAACATTAAAGACATAGAAAACTTAACATATTTTGACAGAACAGCATGGTTAAGCTCATTAGCTGCTAGTGAATGGCATAAAGATGAGATGGACAAGTGCTGGGATAGATTAAAAGGACAATTAGATGGCTCTAACAAACTATAGTGCGTTTGTAACTACAGTAGAAAACTACTTAGCACGAACAGACTTATCATCACAGATACCTGACTTCATTCAAATGGCACAATTTAGAATGACTCGTGATTTAAGAACAGAAAGAATGTTAAAAGTTGCTACTGCTGACACTACAGATAGCACAGTAGGCTTTCCTACAGACTTTTTAGAAGTCAGAGAAATACACATGTTAGGTAACCCACCTGTGTTACTAGAGTTTCAGTCACCTGACTTATTTTTTAGAGATGGTCAAACAACATTATCAGGCAGACCTCACTATTTTACAATGTTAGGTACAGAATTTAAGTTTGCACCAGGTCCTGATACAAGCTACACAGTTCAAATTTTATATTATGCTCAACCTACATTTATTTCTAGCACAACAGCTAGTAACTTGTTCTTAGCATACTATCCAGATGCTCTACTTTATGCAACTCTAGCAGAGGCAGAACCATATCTTATGAACGACCAAAGAATTGCTACATGGTCTGCTTTATATGATAGAGCAATTGCTAATATTAAGAAGAGTGATTTAGGTTCAACATATCCATACACAACATTAAACGTAACACCAAGATAAGGAAAATATTATGTCCGAAATGAGTAACTTTTTAGAGAATGCGTTAATCAATGCTACTCTACGTGCAACAACATACACATCAGTCGCAACAGTATATGTATCACTATGGACTTCAGACCCTACAGACGCAGGTAGTGGTACAGAAGTATCAGGTGGTTCATACGCTAGAACAGCAGTTACATTTGCTGCACCTTCTAACGGTGTAACTACAAACTCTGCTGACGTTACATTCCCAACAGCAACAGCTTCATGGGGTGTAGTAGGCTGGATTGGTATTAATGATGCTGCTACTTCAGGTAATCTTTTATATCATTCACCTTTAGACACATCTAAAACTATTGACTCTGGTGACATCTTTAAGATTTCAACAGGCAATCTTTCAGTTACATTAGCTTAAGGATAACTCATGGCTCTCGTAGTCAAAGATAGGGTACAGGAAACTTCTACTACCACAGGCACAGGTACGTTTACGCTTGCTGGTGCAGTATCTGGCTTTCAGTCATTTTCTGTTATTGGCAATGCTAATACTACTTACTACGCTATTGTATTAGGTTCAGAATGGGAAGTAGGTCTAGGTACTTATACATCTTCAGGTACTCTTTTATCTCGTGATACTGTATTAGAGTCTAGCAATAGTGGTTCTCTAGTCAACTTTAGTGCAGGCACAAAGAATGTATTTGTAACTTACCCTGCTGAAGAAGCTGTTTACCAAGATGCTAGTGGTGATGCTTATGCTCCACAGTTTGCTGCATCTAACGGACTTAATGTTAATAACGGAACTATAGGTACATCTTACACATTCCCTACAGGATATAATTCTGTAGAAGCAGGGGATATAACTCTCTCTGGTGGTGTTACAGTTACAGTTCCTTCTACGTCAAGATGGGTGATAGTATGAGTACAATTATAAATGCAACTACCACTAATGGTGTAGTGATACAACCTGATAATAGCGGGTCTTTACAATTAGCTACTAATAGTGGAACTACAGCAGTCACTATAGATACATCACAGAATGTAGGGATTGGTACTACAAGTCCTGTATTTGCAACAGGAGGTGGACTATCTATTTATAACGCAACGGCAGCAAGAATAAAACTTGGAGATTCAACATCTGGTATTGGGTCTTTAGATGGTGTTGAGCTTATTTATGATGATGATGCGTATCTTTTCAACAGAGAAAACACCGCTTTAATATTTGGAACAAACAACACAGAACGTATGCGTATAGACTCTAGTGGTAACTTACGATTTAACTCTGGTTATGGTTCAGTAGCAACAGCATACGGATGTCGTGCATGGGTAAACTTTGACGGAACAGGCACAGTAGCAATTAGAGCTAGCGGTAATGTAAGTTCTATTACAGATAATGGAACAGGCAACTATACAGTAAACTTTACAACAGCAATGTCAGATAACAACTATACTGTTTCTGGATTAATGACACCAAGTGTTTCAAACGCTGGTTCAGATACTTTTGCAGTTAGTTTTGCAACAACTTCTATTGGGCTAAACCATTATGAAGCGGGTATATTAAGAGACTCGGCTGTTGTTAGTTGTATTATTCACAGATAAGGATAGAATATGAATAAAAGAATTGTATATCAAAATGACGAAGGTGGAATTAGCATTATAGTTCCAGCAGAAGAGTGTGGTTTAACCATAGAAGAAATTGCTGCTAAAGATGTACCACAAGGCAAAGAATATAATATTGTAGATGTATCAGATATCCCAGAAGACAGAACATTTAGGAACGCATGGACATGGCAATAATTATTGACATAAACAAAGCTAAAGACATTACTAAAGATAGGTTACGTCAAGAACGTGAACCATTACTATTAGCTCAAGATGTAGCTTTTCAACGTGCTTTAGAAATAAACGCAGACACATCTACTATTGTTGCTGAAAAACAAAGACTTCGTGATATTACTACATTGGTAGATACAGCAAATACTGTAGAAGAGTTAAAAGCATTGGAGGCTAAATAATGGCTAACCTTATACTTAACGGTTCTACATCTGGTAGCGTTACATTATCCTCTCCAGCAGTATCAGGCACAACTACGCTAACATTGCCTACTACGAGTGGAACTGTAATTACTACTGGCTCTACTTTTGCAGGAACAGGTCCAGCGTTTAGTGCTTATAGAAATGGTAATCAAACCAGTCTTTCAAATAATGCGTTTACAAAAATTCAAGTAAATGCTGAGATATTTGATACAGCAAATTGTTTTGATAGCACTACAAATTATAGATTTACTCCAAATGTGGCTGGGTACTACCAAATAAATGGATGCGTAGATATTGGTGGAACCAATCTTTCGTATGCAATACCAGCCATTTATAAAAATGGAGCAAACATTGCAAGTGGCTCTTTTTCTGCTGTAGCAGCAAGTGAGTGGCAAGGTGTAGTTAGCATCGTTGTTTATTTAAACGGCTCCACAGACTACATTGAACTATATGCTTACTCAAGCGTTACAGTTGGCTCCGCAACTGCTGCTGGAAATTCTGCTACACAAACATATATTTCTGGTTTTTTAGCGAGGGCAGCGTAATGTTTGAAAAAATAATGGCTATCTATCCACAACTAGAACAAAAAGACTTCCTAACCACAATCACATTACAAAACGATAGTGACGGTAAAGGTGACTACATAGCTAAATGGGAACACACACTACCTAGACCTACAGACAAACAATTAGGAGCAGTATAATGCCTGTAAGCATATCAGGAACAAACGGAGTCACATTCCCAGACAGTAGTCTACAAGCTGCTGCAGCGTCACCTAATGTGCTAAAGAACCGTATTATAAATGGTGACATGAGGATAGACCAAAGAAATGCTGGTGCTGCTGTGACAACACCAGATGTTTACACAGTAGATAGATGGATTCAATATCAAGGTGGTGGTGGAGTAATATCTTGGCAACAATCTTCAACAGCTCCAACTGGGTATAATTATTCATTGTCAGCAACAGTTACAACAGCAGACACATCTTTAGGGACTACAGATTATTATTTTTTAAGGCAGTTTATAGAGGGCTACAATGTTGCTGATTTAGATTTTGGAACTGCTAATGCAAAGACAGTAACTCTATCGTTTTGGGTGCGTTCAAGTTTGACAGGAACATTTGGCGGATGTTTGCAAAATGGTGGCACAAATAGATTTTACCCTTTTACCTATACAATTAGTGCAGCAAATACTTGGGAACAAAAAACTGTAACAATTTCTGGTGATACTTCTGGCACTTGGCTGAAAACAAATGGGGCTGGTCTTGGTGTTGTGTTTGCACTTGGTTTTGGAACAAGTTATATAGGAACAGCAAATGCGTGGACTTCTTCTTCTTTTTATACTGCTACTGGTGCAACTAATTTAATCTCCACTAGCGGAGCTACATGGTATGTCACAGGTGTCCAACTAGAACAAAACACATCAGCAACACCGTTTGAACGCAGACTTTATAATGCTGAATTGGCTAACTGTCAGAGGTATTATTACTTAATGGGAACTCCTGTAGCTAATACCAATTATGCTGCTGGTTCTGTTGTAACTACATCTATATCTTTAGGATATATTAGTCCTCCTGTTACTATGAGAGTAGCACCAACTTCAATAGATTATAGCAATCCTAGAGTGTATTATATAAATTCTGGAGCAACATCAACATCTGGAACTTATGCAATAGATGGTAATAGTTCAAATACTTTAATTACAATGTCTTACAATGTTGCTGGGCAAACAGTTGCTTATTTAGCTATTTTTAATACACAAAGTGGTAAACTTGGTTTTTCTTCGGAGCTATAATTATGTATAAATATATAAATTCTTATAATCCTATTTCAGATAAAACAACAAAACAAATTATCAAAAAAAATGATGATGGTTCTGTAACTGTATTTTCTGATATAGAAACAAATGATGGTCCAGAAAGAAAAGCCTACCTTAAATGGGTTGAAGAAGGCAATACACCTTTACCAGCAGACGAATAAGGAGCAATAAATGTTTGGCATAGCTAGCTTTTCCCAAGCTCCTTTTAGCTCGTTATCAGGTAGATTTCTAGAAGCATCTGCAGCAATAACAGCAGACGCAACCGTAAGTGCGTCAGGCACACGCTTTAGAACATCTAACGCAAGCATTACAGCTACTGCAACAATCACAGTTACAACAAGTGGTGCATTAGTATTTGGTAGTGCATCTATAAACGGCTTTGCAGACTTATCTGCATTAGGTACAAGAACACAGTTTGGTAGTGGTTCAATATTAGGAACAGCTACAGTATCTGCTACTGGCGGTTCTATAGCACTAGCTTCAGCAAGTATTACAGCAACAGGTACAGTCACAGCATTAGGCTCATTACTAAACAATGGTATTGCTTCTATTACAGCTAATGCTACAGTTACAGCTAATGGATTCCGTATACTATCAGCAGCAGGTTCTATTACAGGAACTGCTATAGTCACAGCTTTAGGTGGTTATGAGGTGTCAGGTAATGCACAAGTCAATGCTTTCGCTACTGTTACAGCAAGTCCTAACGCTACATGGGCAGGCTTTGCTTATGTAGAAGGTGTAGGCACAGTTACCGCTAAAGGCTATATACAAGGTGAAGAGTGGACACCAACTGCATTTAGCACAGATACATGGACACCAGTATCAGCAAGTTCAGATACATGGACAACAATTTCACCATCATCAGATACATGGTTACGACAAGGATAAAAAATGGCAAAAACCAAAATTTCAGAATTTAGTACAACAGCAGCAGATAATACAGATATAACCAATATCAATATTGCTGAAGGTTGTTCACCAGCTAACTTAAACAACGCTGTTCGTAGCTTAATGGCATTACTAAAAGACCAACAAACAGGTTCTAGTGGTGACCCATTTACAGTAGCAGGTACATTAGTATCTTCAGGTCAAGTTGACATTACAGGTGCATTTAGACTAGACGGCACAGCAGGTGCTAGCGGTCAAGTATTATTATCAGCAGGTGGCAGTAATACACCTACATGGGGAAGTGGTTTTCCTAGTGGTGGTATTATTATATGGTCAGGTTCTTCAGCATCTATTCCTAGTGGATGGTTATTATGTGATGGTTCAAGTTCTACACCAGACTTACGTAACCGTTTTGTAGTAGGTGCTACATCTACTTATGCTGTAGGTGCAACTGGTGGTAGTGCAGATGCTATAGTAGTAGCTCATACTCATACACTTAGTGCCACAACAAATACCGCATCACTTACAGGTACTATTACTAATCAATATACTGCTGGTAATACTAACGGTGGAACAACTGGTGTTTTCTCTCAATCAAATTATGATGTAGATGGTGATGGTGGTGAAAGTAGACCAGGTAGAACTATTAACTTTGATGGTTCTCATAGTCATACAGTTTCAGGAACAACATCATCTACAGGTTCAAGTGGCACTAATGCTAACTTACCTCCTTACTATGCACTTTGCTACATTATGAAGGCTTAATATGCCAGTACAACGCATAGCTTTTAAAGACTGGTTACCAGACCAACCGAGCATTTTAGACACAGTATCTGAAGCCAACAATGTTATTCCTTTAGCTGTAGGTTATGGTCCATTTAAGTCAGCAGTAACATTTTCAGGTGCAGCTTCAGAAGACTTGAATAATTGCTTTGCTGCTAAACTAGACAATGACGTATTTATCTTTGCTGGTGGTGCTACTAAACTATTTAAAGTAGACAATACTGACTTATCTCTAGTAGACGAGTCTAAAGCAGGTGGATATACAGGTACAAACAGATGGCAATTCTTACAGTTTGGTAGTCTTGCAATTGCATCTAATGGCTCTGAAAAGATACAGTCTTTTGATGTCAACAGTTCTACAGCTTTTGCAGATGTAAGTTCAGACGCACCTATCGCTAAATACATTACAGTAGTTCGTGACTTTGTAGTTGCAGGTAATATTGGCGCAGGTACATCACCTAGTAAGGTGCAATGGTCAGGTATCAATGATGCAAGCACTTGGACTACTACAGCAACATCTCAAAGTGACTATCAAATTATCCCTGATGGTGGCGATATAACCGGTGTCGTTGGTGGTGAGTTTGGTATTGTATTCTTAGAAAAAGCCATTGTCAGAATGTCATATATAGGCACACCACTTATATTTCAATTTGACACCATCTCTCGTAACGTAGGATGTATAGAAGGTAACTCTATTGCACAGTATTCTGGCACAGCTTACTTCTTATCAGATGATGGTTTTTATGCTACTAATGGTCAAACATTAACAGGTATAGGTTCAGAAAAGGTAGACAGATACTTCTTTAACAACGCTAACATTGGTGACATTGACTCTATATCAGCAGCAGTAGACCCTGAACGTAACTTAGTTATTTGGAATTACTCTAACGTATCTGGTGGTCGTTCACTACTTATCTATAACTTTGAAACACAAAAATGGTGTGAAGCAGATACAGATGTAGACTATTTATCTACACTAGCTACTCCAGGTGCAACATTAGATGGTCTTGACTCTGCATACAACGTAACAGCAGGTGCATTTGTCGTAGGTAAGTCTTATACTATCAGAACAGTAGGTTCAACATCATTTACAGCTATTGGTGCAGTAGCTAATACTGTAGGCGTATTATTTACAGCTACAGGTGCAGGCTCAGGCACAGGTGTAGCCATAGATATGGCAGCTTCAGCAGCAGCATTAAAAACATCTGACACACTTGTAACAACACTAGATGATAGACTATATAAAGGCGGTAAGTTCCTATTTGGTGGTGTTCGTGATACTAGAATTATTACATTCACAGGAACTAACGCTACAGGTTCTATCATTACTAACGACCTAGAATACGGTTATAATTCTGTCTTAACTCTTATTAGACCTTCTGTAGATAATGGCTCTGCAAGCGTTTCTGTGGCTTCCAGACGTATGTTAGATGACACTATTACATACGGTACAGCAGTTACAGCAAGTCAAGAAGATAGATGCTCTGTAAGAAGTGCAGGTCGTTATCATAGAATAGCTTTAACACCTACCGGTGCTAACTGGTCATCTGCAATTGGTATGGATATAGAATACTCTGAACAAGGAACTAGATAATGGCACGTAGTGATATGTACCGTAAACTACCTTGGACAGGTGGTGATGCTAGAAGTGTAGCTGAAATTGTGAACAACCTTGTAGAAGGTAAGTCTAACAATACAGGTGATATTACTTTAGTAGCAGGTGGCGCTTCATCTACAACTATCTATGATGAACGTATAGGTTATAACTCTTATATTGGGCTAGAACCTAAAACACAAACGTCAGCTAGTACATACTTTCCTTATGGTGCATTTCAAGATACAACAGACCAAAGTTTAGCAACTATTACAGCTACAGGCAATATTACACTTGATACTACAGACTACTCTTTAGGCACAAGTCGTGTAGATGGTTATAAGATAAAAGTAGACTATTCTGGTCTTTATAACGTTCAGTTTAGTATTCAGCTTGCTAATGATGATTCACAAATACAAGACGTAGATATATGGTTTAAAAAGAATGGTTCAGATGTTGCAGGTTCTAACAGTAAGTTTTCTGTAGATAGTAAACATGGTAGCGTTAAAGGTCATGTTATTGCAGCATTAAACTTTAACATAGAACTTGCTAAAGATGACTATGTAAGTTTAGCATGGGCTACAAGCTCTAAATTAGTTACAGTAGAACATTTAGCAGCACAAACAACACCTACTAGACCTGCAACACCTAGTGTTATTGTAACTATTCAGTATTTAAGTGCCAATTCATTTACGACTAACTTATTTACAGAACCTTATATTAGTTCACAACAAAATGGACAAGCAACTATCAGTCACCCTGCAAACACAGGCACGAATAAGGTATATCGTTATATAATAGTAGGATGATTTTACATTACATACCTAAAGACCAACTTAGGACTCATTGGCAGTTTATTAAGCATGGTCTTGAAATAGTCAGAAGCAAAGGTCATCCTGAGTGGTTAGCAGAAGATGTCTACTGCGATTGTTACGAACAACGTTCTATGGTATTTCTAGCAGTAAGCGATAACAAGCCTTATGGCTTTGTCGTATTACAACCTATGGGAAATACAATTCACATATGGGCAGCATGGTCATCACTTAATGACGATTTATTATTAACACAAGCATTTCAAGAAATACAAGCAATAGCAAAACAAGGCAGTAAAACAAGAATTACTTTTACATCTCAAAGACGTGGCTGGGATAAAAAAGCTCTACAAATGGGTTTTAAACCTTCAACATGGGAATTCACACTTTAAGGAAAGCAACATGAAATTATTTGGTTACGATTTAGGACATAACAATTCATTTAAAGATAAAATGTATTGGCTTATTACAGGGTTTATGACTCATAATGGGTTTATGTTATGGGGTGGTGGTGGAAGTCCGCAACAACAAACAACTACTTCTGGTATTGACCCAAGCATGAGACCTTATGTTGAAAAAGGTTTATCAGAAGCTCAAAAACTATACGAAACATATACGCCACAATACTATGGTGGTCAAACTTATGTAAGCCCATCTGCTCAAACAGAGTCAGCACTTACTATGGCAGAACAACAAGCAAGAGCAGGTAGCCCTCTTATTAACCAAGCATTAGCTCAACAACAAGGTGCTGTAAGTGGTCAATATTTAGGTGCTAACCCTTACTTAGAAGCAGCATTAAGACCAGGACAACAAGCAGCTACACAGGCATATCAACAAGCTATTGGTTCTACACGTAGTGGTGCAGCACAAGCAGGTCGTTATGGTTCAGGAGCACAAACACAATTAGAAGGTCTATCACAACAAAACTTAGCTAACGCTTTAGCAAACCAAGCAGGTCAAGCAGCATATCAAAACTATGCTTCAGAACGTGGCTTACAAGAACAAGCAGCTAGAAATGCACCTACAATGGCTCAAGCGGCTTATCAACCTATTAACCAATTATTACAAACTGGTCAAGCACGTGAAAACTATGCTCAACAAGCTCTACAAGCTGAACTAGACCGCTTTAACTTCCAACAAAACTTACCATACCAAAGACTTGCACAATTTACGTCTACAGTAGCTGGTCAACCATTAACTACTACATCAACAACAACAGGTAGTGGTGGTGGCAAAATAGTATGTACAGCTATGAATGCTGAATATGGCTTTGGTAGTTTCCGTAATGCTATCTGGTTAGCTCAATCTAAAGACTTAGACCCAGCATACGAAAAAGGTTATCACACTCTATTCTTACCATTAGTAAACTATGCTTACAAAGCAGGTGAAAAGAATGCCCTACAACGCATTTTAAGGGGTGTTTTAGAGCATATCGCAAGACACCGTACTGCTGATATCTGGAAACAAAAAAGAGGTAAAACTAGAGACAATTTAGGTATGGTTTACAGATTTATTCTTGAACCAATTTGTTATGTAGTAGGAAAGGTAGGCAGATAATGAGTGACCCAATAACAGCAGCAGCTATAGGTGCAGGTATAAGTGGTGGCACATCTTTATTACAAGGTAAAAAATTAAGCACATCTTTAAGAGATGCAGCTATCGGTGGTGCATTAGGTGGTGCAGGTGGCTATCTAGGTGGTGCTATGGGTGGTGCAGGAGCTACATCAAGTGGTGCTACAGGTGCTACGGGAAATGTTATGGGTGAAATAGGTGGTGCAAATCTAATCACAGGTGCTACAGGAGCAGGTGGAACATTATCTAGTGGTCTTGGAGTAGCTCCTACATTTGCAGATAAAGCAGGTCAATTTATGTATAACTTACCTTCTACCGCATTAGATTATGCTAAAAATAATCCATTTCAAACAGCAGGATTAGGTATGAATGTATATGACAGAATGAATCAATCACAAGCTCCATTACAACCATCTCCAATGTTAAGCGCACAACAACTTATGGGTCAACAAGGTCCTGCACCTACTCCACAGTTTAACAGTTTATTACAAGCATCAAGACGACCAATTTTAATAGGATAAATCATGGCATTACAAGATTATTTAGGTAATATTAATATCTTTGGAACACCAATTCCTACAGGTATTTTAGACCCAAAACAAGAAGAAAAGTTAAGAAATCAAGCATTGGTATCCGGTATTATTGGTACTGCTGCTAACTATTTAGCTACTCCTAAAAATTTAAATACAGGTTCTGCTTTACCTTATTTAGCTAAAGCATATATTGGTGGTATGGGTTCATCTCAAGGCACAGTTGATACTGCATTAAACAACCTATATAGACAACAATTATTAGCTGGTAGAAATGACCCATTTGGTACTGTTGATATTTCTAAATTTACTCCAGAGTCTATTTCTGAGTTTCAAAAAACTAAAGACTATGGTGTATTAAAACCAGTATCTGAAGCACGTGGTACTAACATTGGTAATATTGACCCTACTAAGTTTACAACAGAGTCATTAGCAGCGTATCAACAATCAGGTAACTTAGGTGACTTAAGACAAATATCAGCAATGGAAAAAGGTGAAAGCCCATTTGGTAAGATTAACACATCTGACTACACACCTAAATCATTAGCAACATTTCAAAAGTCAGGTAACTATGCTGATTTACAACCAAAAGCAGATACTATTAAAGCTACTCAAAACTATGAAGCAGCTCAACAAGATGTAAATGGTAATTGGATATTTGTACCTAAAGTCCCAGGATTACCTATTAAAGACATAAGCGGTAATATTGTGACTAACCCACAAATTAAACCTAAACAAGAAAAAGCAGCAACAGAGTCACAAGCTAAAGCAGCAACATTCTTTAGCCAAATGACAAGTGCAAGTGATGAATTAAAAAGACTACAGCAAGAAGGTTTTGACCCATCAAGTACCGTATCACAAACAGCAGTTAATTTAGCAGGAACACCATTAAGAGGTTTAGCTGGACCACAAGCTCAACGTGCTAGACAAATTCAAGAGCAATGGTCAGAGTCATTCTTACGTATTAAAACAGGTGCTGCTGCAACTAAAGATGAAATTAGAAAGAACGTAGAAACATTCTTTCCTAGATTTGGCGAAACTGACCCAAGTATTATTGCACAAAAAGAACGTGCTAGGGCTCAAGCAGAACAAGACGTATTGCGTATGACAAAAGAAGGTGGCGGTCAAGTTGCACCAAAAACTAAAGAATTATCTGCACAAGATAAACAGGCTTTAGACTGGGCTAACTCTAATGCTACAGACCCAAGAGCAGCTCAAATCAAACAAAGATTAGGACTCTAACATGGCAGAATTTAACCCTGATGAATATTTAGGTATCACTCAAGGTTTTGACCCTGATGCTTATTTAGGTGTAAAGAAAGTAGCTCCATTACCTCCTGTCGCAGATAGGTTACAAAGACAATTAGGTTTAACAGGTCGTTATTTGACAGAAGGTATTGTGGGAACTGGAGATATTCTTACTTCACCTATTCGTGGTGCATTAAATCTTGTATTACCTGAAAGTTTACAAGTTAAACCATTAGCACCAGCTTTAACTAGAAATTTACCACAGCCAGAAACTACTATGGAAAGAATGGTAGCAGGTCCATCAAGAGCTTTAGCAAGTACATTAGGCACAGGAGGTATTGGAACATTAGCAAGACCTGTGTCACAACTAGGTAAAACTATTCAACAAGCATTTACTGCCAATGCACCTACACAAGCAGCAGCAGCTACAGGTGGTGGATTAGGACAAGCAGCAACACAAGAGTTAGGTGGTGGTGCAGTTGCTCAAACTTTAGCAGGTTTAGGTGGCGGTCTTGCTGGTGTTGGACTTGTTAGACCTAAAGCTATTGGTCTATCTACTCAACAATTACAAAATGCTAATAGAGATGAGACATTAAAACTAGGTAGAGATGCTGGTTATGTTGCATTGCCTACAGATGTAGGTGGTAAAAAATTAGGTCGTTTCTTAGAGGGTGTTTCTGGTAAATTTAAAACAGAAGAATTAGCTAGTGCTAGAAACCAACAAGTTACAAACAATCTTACTAAGCGATATTTAGACTTACCTGAAGATGCACCATTAACAACAGAAGTTTTAGATAATGCTAGAACATCTGTATATCCTGCTTATGAAGCTATTGCTAACACAGGTACTATTAGCTTTGGAAATAAAAATCCATTCTCTAATATTGTGACAGGTGTTAATAAAGTAACAGGTGGTAAAAATGCACTTATGCAAGACATACCAGATACTTACAGTATGGATGCTGCAACAGCTATT